GGGCTGGCCGGACTGCCCGAAGAGCTACAGGGCGCGCCCTGGACGGCAGAGCACCGGGACGCGCTGAAGCGGGCGCTGGCGCTGCGCTGACGCGCTACGGTGGGCACAGCGAAGCCCCGGGACACTTTCACTGTCCCGGGGCTTCGTGCTGCTCGTGCTGCTGCGGTCAGGCCGCGTCCTGCTCGTCCTGCTGCGCCGCGTCCTTCACGTCCTGCTGCGCGGTGCGCAGCTTCACGCCGTACAGCCGAACCACGTCCTGAGCGTCCAGCCCGTCCCGCCGGATGGCGGCCAGTCGCTCAGCGCGCTTCGTGATGCGCGGGGCGTTGACGGCAGCCAGCGCAGCCGTGCGCGCGTCGTCCTGCGCCTGCTCTGCGCTGACGTCGTTCCCGCAGCTCGTGACGTCCTGCGCGTCGTCCTGCGCAGCGTCCCGGACGATGGCCAGCGCGGGCGCTTCGGGGGTGTCCGCCTTCGGCTCGTCGGGTGCGACGGCCGCAACATGCGCCGTTGCATCGGGTGTCGCGGCCTGCTCGGGCGCAGGGTCCAGGGCGGCGCGCTCGACCACCGTCGCCTGCTCGGGCGCGCCCAGGGTCGCCATGCGGGCGGCCACGTCGGCGGCCACCTGGCGCCGCAGGGCACCGGCCACCAGGTCGGCCGCCTTCGGGTCCACGGCGACGAGCTGGCGCCGCGTCCGCGTCACGATCACCTGGGACAGACGGCCGTCCTTCGCCAGGTGCTTGTCCAGGCTGGCCGCCCGCTGCATCGCGCGCCGGTCGGCTTCGACGTCCACGCCCGTGGCCACGGCGACCGCGTTCCGGGCGACCAGGCACAGACCTTCAGCGGCGGCCGTCATCGCCAGCGGGCCAACCGCCATGATCACCTTCGTGGTCACGTCCGGCGCCACGACCGCGCCGACGGCCGACGCGACCACCGGCATGGCGACGGTGGCGACCCGCAGCGCGGCAGGGGACGGACGGCCCAGCACGGTCAGCAGCAGCATGACCATGGCGCAGACGGCCACCACGCCTTCCCCGCCCGCCACCATCGACAGGGCGAAGCCGTCGCCCACCAGGTCGGCCGCGTTCTTGTACGTGCCGACCGCACCGGCCACGCCGACGGCGGCCACGGCCAGGGACACAGCGCCCACGGCCACCTTCAGCGTGCGGGACATGCTCTTCGGGCTGCCGGTCGGCTCGTTCTCTTCCGTCTCGTTCATGATCAGGCACCTTCCTTCGGCTCGTTCAGGGCGGCCACGGTCTCGTCCAGGTGCGCCAGGCCGACGGCCACCAGGGCGGCCAGGGCTTCGGACGCGTTAACCACGCGACCGGCCGCGCCGGTCAGCACCGGGACCGCCTGGCGCAGCGCTTCCCTGGCCGCCGGGGTGACGCTCAGGCTCGTGTACGGGGTCTTCCGCTCGGTGTTCTTCATGTACACCAATGTACAACACTGTCGTGTACTGTGACCGACACCCCAGGACGAAACGCCGAAGGTGGCCGACTACAACCACCAGAAGTAGTGAACGGGGTCTGACCTGCAACGACGAAGCGCCCGCCACCGGCAGCCGGTGGCAGGCGCTTCCGCGTCTTTTCCGGAATCACACGCACGCGTGTTGTCGTATCTGGCACGATGCAGCACATGACATCTGAACGCAGGGTGGTTGGGTACGTCCGGCTGTCGAAGGGCGACGACCTGGCAACGCAGATCGAAGACGTGCAGTTGTTGGCCCGCCAGCGCGGCCTGAAGCTGGCGCACATCTACCGGGACGAGTCGATCAGCGCGGCCGAACTGCCGGGGCACAGAGCGCGCCAGCGGCCGGACTTCAACGCGCTGATGGCCGCCGTCCGCCGGGGCGAGATCAGCCACATTCTGGTGCGCGCCACGGACCGGCTGATCCGCAGCAGGCGTGAGCGCGTGGACGTGTACGAAGCCCTGGCCGCGCACGGCGTCAGCCTGCTGGTCCTGAAGGGCGTGGACGTGGACCTTCAGTCGGCGTCCGGCCGCCTGGCCGCTGGCATCCTGGCCGAAGTCGCGGCCCACGAAGTCGAGATCCAGAGCGAACGCACCCGCCGCGCCCTTCAGCACCGGCGGGAACAGGGGCTGCCGCCGACGGCTGGCCGGACGTTCGGCTTCACCGCCGACGGCCTGGGGCTGGTCGAGCGGGAAGCGGCGGCCGTCCGCGACACCTTCGCGTACGTCCTGGGCAGCGGCAGCCTGACCGGCGCAGCGCGGCGGCTGAACGAAGCTGGCTTCGTCACCCGGGGCGGGAAGCCGTTCACGGCCGGTGTCGTCCGGCACATGGTCCAGAACCTGCGGTACGCGGCGCTGTGGGAAGACCCGGACGGGAAGGTCTGGCCGCTCACCCAGGTACCCCGCATCGTGGACGAAGACCAGGTCCGGGCCTGCCGCGTCCTGCTGGCCGACCCGGACCGGCGGTCGAGCAGCAGCAACGCCAGCCGCTGGGCGCTGTCGTCCATCGGGGACTGTGGCCACTGCGGCGGGAAGGTCACCAGCGGCAGCCGTGGCCGGTCGAAGGGCAGCGACGAGCCCACCCCCATCTACCGGTGCCCGAGCTGCCGGAAGCTGGGGCGCAGCGCGCAGCCGGTGGACGACTACCTTCGCGCCCTGGTGGCCGCCGTGGTCGAGCGGGACGCGGACGACCTGATGCCGGGCGACGGGGAAGACCCGGCGGTCCAGGAAGCGCGCGACACGGTGGCGGCCGGACGGCTGAGGCTGGAACAGCTGGCTGACCTGGTCGCTGACGGTGCCCTGGACCCTGCCGCGTACGCGGCAGCGGTCGGGCGCGTGAACGAGCGTCAGCAGGCCGCGCAGGCAGTCCTGGACGACGCGTACCAGGACGCTGTCCTGGCCGGTGTGGTGGACGCCGACGATGTGAAGGCGGCCGTGGACACGCTGCCGCTCGACCGCTTCCGGCACGTCCTGGGCGTGCTCTTCGAGTCCATCACCCTGCTGCCCGCCGCCGGGCTGCCCAAGACGCTGGGGTTCCAGCCGGACAGCGTGGCCGTGGTGCTGCGGTCCGGCGCGCCCCGACCGGCCGTCCCGGGCGAGACGGTGACGCTCGAACTGGGCAGCGCGGCCACCGCTCGTGACGTCGCGGAAGCCCTGCGGTCCGGCGGGTGGCCGGTGACCGTCCGGCGCGGCGGGCGGCTGGTCGTCCCTGCCGACGCGGCACAGGTGGCGCAGCAGGCGGCCGACGACGCCGACCGGTACGGCCTGACGTATCCGCTGGACCCGGCCAGCGCGGTGCGCGCCGCCGTGGCCCGGACGGTCGAGCAGGCGCCCGCCCTGACGGACGAGCAGCGGGAAGCGCTGGCCGCCGCGCTGGCGGTCCCCGGTGGCGCCCTGGCCGCCCCGTAGCGCTCAGCCGGTACCGAGCGACCCCGAAGCCCTGAGCAGCCGTCAGAACGGCGCTCAGGGCTTCGGCTTGTCCGGGGCGCAGTGGCGGCCGTCCGGCGGGGTGGCAACGGGCGGCCAGGTAGGGCCGTAAGGCGGGCGGTGTCACGAAGCCGGTCCTTCGTGACACCACTGCCGCCGCGTCCGGCCGCCAGGCGCTGCGCCCGAGCTGCGCCAACCCCTAGATGTGGTGGTTGTGTTCCGTGCGCCGTATGGACGTACCGCAGGTAACACCAGGTCAGGGGCCGTTTCTGACGGCTGGTCACTATCCCAGGCGTGGGATGATTGACCTGTCAGCCCGGGACACCAGGAAGCCGGGCAAGGCACTGACGATCTGGAAGGAACCCGCCATGAAGGCAGCGGCCAACCCCCTGCGTGAAGCCCGGAAGTCGAAGGGTCTGTCTCAGGAAGCCGTGGCACGAGCCGCGCGCATCACTCAGGCCCGACTCAGTGAGTTCGAGACCGGCGCCCGGAAGCCTGGCCTGGCCGTCCTGTACCGGATTGCCAGCGTCACGCAGCCCGAGCTGGCCGCCGCGCTGCGCCCCTACGTGGACGGCGCCGACGAGCTGGCGCCCACCGGCTGACCCCGGGAACGCCGAAGGGGACCGGCGGCTAACCGGTCCCCTTCGAAAGCCTGGTCCGTGTGTCCGCACGTTCCGGGTGATCTGCAAGAGAACATCAACTCACAGGCAGGATAGGTCAAATGTCGACAAACCGCAAGTCTCAGCTTCGCCCCGACCACCAGAAGATGCTGCTGGACAGCGCCATCACGCAAGAGGTCATCGACGCGTCCGGCATCGAGTCCACGGCCACCGGCCTGCGGTTCCCCTGGTCGGACGGGGTCGGCGCCACGGTGTGGCAGTCGCGGCCGGACGAGCCCTTCGTGAACGACGAAGGCGACCCGGTCAAGTACGTGTTCCCGAAGGGCGCGAAGGTCCCGCTGAACCGGCTGCGGGACGGTGACCAGTACACCCGCCTGGTCATCGCTGAGGGGACGAAGCAGTCCCTGGCCGTCCTGTCGCACGCACCGGCCGACTTCGCCGTCTTCGGGATGGCGGGTTGCTGGGGATACAAGCACGCGGACCTGACCGTGGCCTACGGGCGGGAAGTCTTCCTGCTGCTGGACGCCGACTTCCGCACCAACGTGGACGTCTACGCGGCAGCCGAGCGGCTGGCCGACCAGCTGAAGAAGCACGGTGCGAAGGGCGTCCAGTTCGTCAGCACGACCGGCACCGGGAAGGAAGGCGTGGACGACGTCCTGGCCGACTTCCCCGAGTCGAAGCGCGCTGAGATGCTGCGGCTGTGGTTCAGCCAGGCGACGGACAAGCTGGGGAAGCGTCCGGCCGCGAAGGCGAAGCAGGTCGGGACCGAAGGCCCGGAACGGTACTTCCGTACCCGCTCGAAGCCGATCGCTCTTCAGCCTGCCGACTTCGTGGACGACCTGCTGAAGGACACCCCTGCCGCGCTCACTCGGGAAGGCAACATCGCGCTGTACTCGGGCGGCGCGTACCAGGTCGACGCGGACGCGTTCCTGTCGAAGATCGTGGACGCGTTCGGGAACTACTACACCCCCAACATCCTGCGGACGGTCGAGCACGTGGCCCGTGGCCGCCTGGGTGGCCTGGGTCTGCGTCTGCCTGAGCGCATGTCCACGCCGCTGCTGAACTGCCCGAACACGATGGTGGATCTGCGCACCGGCGACCTGGTTCCGCACGCCCCCGAGCACATGTCCTGTGTGCAGGTCACCGTGGCGTATGACGCGGACGCGGGCGCGCCGAACTACGTCGCGTGGCTGCGGGAAGCGCTGCGTCAGCCGCACCACACGGACGCCGACGTGGACCGCCTGGTGGACGACATCGAAGAGGCTGCGGGGACGATGCTCGACCCGTCCAAGACGCCCAGCAAGGCACTGTTCCTGTTCGGTCCCAGCCGGTCCGGCAAGTCCACGTTCCTGCGGCTGCTGAAGGCTGTGGCCGGTGCGGCGAACACGTCGGCCGTCACGCTGCACGACCTGGAACGCGACAACTTCGCGGCGGCCAACCTGTACGGCCGGATGCTGAACGTGGCCGCCGACCTGAGCAGCAAGCACGTGGGTGACCTGTCGCTGTTCAAGATGATCACGGGTGAAGACGTGATCAAGGGGAACCGGAAGTACGGCGCCCAGTTCGAGTTCACGAACCAGGCGCTGATTGCCTTCAGCGCCAACGAGCTGCCGACCGTGTCCGAGTCGTCCCGCGCCTACACCGAGCGCATCAAGCCCTTCGAGTTCCCGAACAGCTTCGCCGGTCGCGAAGACAAGCACCTGGAAGACAAGCTGCTGGCGGAACTGCCCGGCATCCTGGCGCGCTGGGTGCGCGCGTACGGTCGCTTCCTGGCGCGTGGTGGGTACGCGGCCAGCGACGCGGCCACCCGCGCGAAGTTCGAAGCGAAGTCGGACCGCGTCGTCCAGTTCTTCCAGGACATGTGCACGCTGACCCCCGCCCGTCCGGAACAGATGCTGGACGCTGGCCTGGGGACGAAGCGTAAGGACGTGGCCGACGCGTTCAACGCCTGGGCCGAGCGCAACGGCGGCAGCAAGATGGGGGACCGGACGTTCTTCGAGCGGCTGGCCAACGTGCCGGACGTGGTGGTCGTCCGCCTGAAGGACAAGAACAAGTCGCGTGGCTTCAACCTGGTCGTGGCCAGCGCCGATGACGACAGCTGGCAGGACGAGCCGCAGCCCGAGCAGGACGCGGCGGAAGCCGTCGTGGCCGCCGCTGAAGCCGTCGTGAACGACGAGCTGGCCCGCCTGGGCGTGGACGTCGCGGACGGGTCCGGCGCCGACGAGCTG